CAGCGGGTATTCTGCGAGGCCATCGCCTCGGCGTGGTTCTGGTCGATCAGCTCCTGCGTCATCAGGAACTCGGTCTTCTTGAGCAGGCGACCATCGCCGAGCGGGAAGAAATGGTTCATGACGCCATTGGCGGCGTCGTACTCCGACCATGGCTCTGTCGGCAGATCGACGGGAAGGCCGGGGTCAACCTCGACCTTCAGGTTTTCGATGTCCGGGAGGTCCGACATCACTCGGCGCCCGGTTCCTTGGCGATGCCGCGGCTCACGAGGCCGAGAGCCTGCTTCGGCGGCAGAGGGATGACGGTGCCGGCGCGGTGCCGAACCTCTTCCTCGTCCCACCAGTCGCGGACGATCTCGACATTCACCATGCCGGCAGGCGCTTCGACAGGCTTCGGCGGGCGCCCGCGGCGCTTCGGGGCGTTCTCGGGCTCCGCCGCCTCCATGGCCGCGCGGACATCGTCGGGAAGGTCAGGATCTTCGGACAAGGGCTTTCTCCGGAAAGAGGAAGGGGCGCAGTTTCCCGCGCCCCCGTTTGGTCATTACTGCACGTCGGCAACGACGCCGTTGCCGGCCTCGTTGCGAACGATGAGCGTCCATTCGGCGATGACCGCACGCTTCTCGGCGTCGCCCGTCTTCGCCAGCTTCTGGCGCTGGAAGGGACGCAGATAGGCGATCTCCAGCATCGACGGGTCGAGCGCGAACACGTCGCGGACACGCGGCACGGCGGCGGCGGCCATGATGTAATTCGGGACGACCTTCAGCGTGCCGAAATCGGACTTGTAGAAGTCCGCGCCGGCCACGATGGAGCGGGCACCCGTCACCTTGCCGTCAACCGGCATGGTGGCGTTCGTGCCGAGGTTGCCCGTGAACGCCGAGAACTGGCGCTTGCGGGTCGGCGCCATCATCAGCACGTTCGGCTTGCCGCCGGCCGTGTAGGCTGCCTGCATCACGTCCTGAACCTGCGTCTCCGCGAAGGTGCGGAGGGTGCCGTCAGTGGCCGCGACGGTCAGGCCGGTGCCGGAGTTGAAGCCGCCATTCGCTCCGGTCGCACCGCGGGACACGTTCGACGTGAGCCAGGACGACAGCGAGCCGGACTGACGAGCGGTCGCGGCGGCGCCGAGCACGGAGGCCTGATTGCGGGCGAGCACCGCGGCCTCGATGTCGCGCATCACCTCCTTGCCGTATTTGAGGTTAGCGCGGCCGATTTCCGAGTTGCCCGGTCGGCCCGCCTTCTTCACCTCCTCGGCAGTGCCGGAGACCATGAAGGTCTTGTAGCTGATCTGCGTGAGATTGGAGACGCGGACGGGCTGGGCCACGTCGGCATAGCCATAGTCGTCGCCTTCGAGCTGGGCGTTGGCCTGGTTCGGGGCGGCGAGCGTGTCCGTCTGCCACTCGTGACGAGTGTTCTTGGCTTCGGACTTGCCGATCATCGACAGGAGCGGCGTCTGCTCCGGCGTGATCATGTAGATGGCGTCGCGAAAGTCCTCGCGACGGCCAACGAGATCGTAGGTGTCGGTCGTGCCGGCAACCTGGGTCATGGCGGTGTTCCTTCAGTCGTTGAAGCGCGCGGCCAGCGTGTCCATCAGGGCCTGATCGCTGCCGCTCTGTTGGGCTCGCTTCACCTGCTCCCGGAAGTTCGTCCCACCCTGCGGGCGCTTTGCCGGCGGCGACCCAACAGGGGGCGTCTTGCCCGGCTGCTGGCTCTTCTGCGCCTGCATCTGGCGGTATCGCGCCGCGTCAGCGATCACGAGGAACATGCGATGATCCTCGATCTGGCTGATCGTCCCCTTGTCGAAGCCGTAGCTGTCGAGCGTCGATGCGAGGCGGCCGATAAGCGCCTCGTTCTTCGCGGGGTCCTTGAGCTGCGGGAGGTGCCCGGTCAGGGCGTCCCATTCAGCCTGGAGGCGGGTTGTCCGCTGCGCCTGCGTCTCGCGTTCCGTTTCGGCCTTGGTCTTGGCCTCAAGGTCGGATTTCTCCGAAACGATCGAGCCGATATCCGCCATCGCGCCGTCGTAGATGGCCTTCTGGCGGGTGAACTCGATGGGATCGGTGAAAGCGAGCTCGCGGGAGGGTTCCGGCGGGAGATAGCGGGAGAGAACCGCCAGCGCCCGGTCGAGAGCTTGTGAAACGTGGGTTTCGTGCGTCCTGACCCGCGTCCGCTCGTCCTCAAGGCCCCGCCGATGCTCGGCGAGTTCCTGGGTCTTGCGGCTGTAGTCAGCCTGCCGAAGCGCACCGTCGCGCCACTCCTGGATCTGTGCGGGGGTGGCCTTCGTCCCGTCGCCGAGGGTGACCCCCAGCGCGGGCTCGCCGGCCTTGTCCTTGTCGCCGTCCTTCGTGGCGCCGTCCTCTTCGGCAAAGAGCACGTCTTCGTCTTCATCCGACTTGGGGGACTGCTGGTCGTCCGTCTCGGCCGGCCTGTCCTTGGCAACGGTCTGGTCGTCATCGACCGTCTCGTCTTCGAGGAACCGGGCAATCAGGGCGTCGTCGCTCTGGTCCTGGGCAAGTGGTTGCGCGTCGGCAGTCCCGGCATCGGCCAGGTTGTTGTCGCTCATCGCTGTTCTCTGGTTCTAGTGTGCGCCCGTCAGGCGACGGGCTGCCTCTTCGGGGGAGGTGCTGCGGACATGCGCCGCAATTCCCCGTCAAGAGCTCGGATTGCCCTGACCATGTGGAGCGCATCGCTCACGGCGTCGGGGTCTGAAGGAGCGGCCGACAGGGCGCGCTCGAAATGGTCCTTCTCCAGCTTGGCGAGCGTCGCCTTCAGGAGAGGATTGTCGCGGAGGAATTCGGCGTCCTCCCTGCGGAAAGTGGTCATGCCGTCACCTCGTTGCCGAGAAGGGCGGGCTCGGCGGGCTCAACAGGCTTCGACGCGATCCGCATCTGCTCGATGAGGATTTTCGTCTCGTTGTTGGCCTGAGCGATCCGCTCGTTGGAGGCGATGCGCTCGCGCTCGAGAGCGGCGTCCAGATCGGCCTTCTGCTGGCGCAGGATGGCGTCGCGCTCGGCGTTCTCAGCGTCGCGGTCCATCTCCTTCTGCTTCACCATCAGGTCGGCCTCGGCCTGCGCCATCTCCTTGTCGCGGGCGACCTCCATGCGCACCGCCTCAAGCTGCTGCGCGCCCTGGACCTTCATCGTCTCGATCTGGCCCTGCGATTCGATCTTGAGCCGCTCGACCTGCATCTGGCCTTCGATCTTCATCTGCTCCGGCGTCGGCTGGGGCTTGTTCAGCGCAGCGATCTGGTCGGGCGATGGCTCGGTGAAGAACCGCTCGACATGGCGAAGGCCGGCAGCCTCTACGCCTTTCTTCAAGGCAGCGAACAGGTTCTCGGCGGTGACGAAGGGATTGACGCCGGGCTTGCCGAAGGCGGCCATCAGCTTTTCCTGCGCGATGCCGATCTGGTTGACCATCATCATGTCGCGCTCGCGGGAACCGGCGCCGAGGCCCGTGTTCACCGTCGCGTCCATATCGACATTCCACATGCGCGGATCGAACTGGACCCATTGATTGCGCAGGCGGATCGTCCCGGCTTTGTCCTGATGCTTGGCGAGCAGCTTCAGGAGGCCGCGGAAAAGGCGCTTCAGGCCGCTCTCGGAAATGGTGCGCGCCATCAGTTCAACGCGGGCGGTATTCGAGTTCTCGAAGACGCGGGTGGCCGCGGCCGTCTGGTTCTGAAGCGCATCCGGCGAGAGGCCCGAAGCGGCATCGGAAACGCCGGTGCGGTCGGTCACCACCCGGTCGAGATATTCGAGCATGCCGAAGGACTCGCCGGCCACGAACGGCGTCTTGGTATATTGCACAGCCCGGTTGGCATCGGCCCCGGGCTTGATGACGATGGGCTTGCCGAACTCAGGATTGGTGACCGCTGAGGGATCTTCGACCGAATCCGCATCGACAATCGGCTGCGGCATGTTCTGCGCATATAGGTTGTCCAGCGTCTGCCGGAACAGCATCGTCTTCACGCGCTGAATGTCGCCGACGTCATCAAAGACCGACCGGCCCTCGCGGCGGTGCGCCACGATCTCCGTGCGAATGTCGGCGTAGGGGATTTCGTCCCAATCCTCGTTGACCAGCACCTTGCGGCCTTCACTGCCACCAGCGACGCAGACACGGCGCAGCTCGGCAATGCCGTCATTGTCGAAATCGACCCGCACGAAGCACTCGAAATAATCGACCGGCTCGTTCGACGGGTCGCTGGTCTGGTTCTGCTGGAAGAAGAACGTCCGTTCCTGGCGCGCGCTCTTGTCGTCGTCGGCCTGGAAGGCGCTCGACGTCTGAAGCTCGTCCACCACCTCGCGCGGGTAGCCCATCGCGACGAGATCGGAGCGGCGCAGGCGCGTGCGGTCGCCTGCGAACTGAGCCTCACCCACGGACAGGGCGTCGGGGTCGATCAGGAAGTCCTCGGGTGCTACGGAGATAATCTTCGGCGATGACCGCATGCGCTTGCAGCGGACGCGGCCGGAATAGACCATCTGCGGCTCCATCAGGCCGCTCTCGTCCGGCATGCCGGCAGGATCGGGCTCTGTGGAGGTCTCCAGAACCTCCACGCCCTCTTGGGCGATCAGGCCGACCCATTCGATTTCCGAAAGACCGGACACGCTCTTGGCGGTGACATCGTTCTTCTGCTCGTAGAACCACTTGATCACGCCGTTGCGGTGCTGGAGCGCATCCTGAAGGGCGCTCCACAACACGTCATAGCCCGACCATTCGTTCTCGAATTTCCACGAGATGACATCGGACGCCTGATCCGCCATCGCCTCGTCTTCCGGGCCGACCGGCTCATAGTCCACGATGCGCGCGCCGCCCATGAACACGCGCATGAGCGACGGCAGCACCTTAGCCACGGTATCGCGCACGTCGCGAGAGACGACGGACGAGCGGTTTTCCTCGGCGGGCAAGTCGGGGCACTTGCCATTGTAGTAGTCGATGGCCTGCCGGCGCTCGGCGGTGGTCGCCTCGTTCACCTGGCAATGGCTAATCCACCCGTCCACCAAGGCGGACAGGTCGTCTTCGGACATCTGATCCATCAGGCGACCTTTCGGGGGGTGAAGGGCAGCTTCTGCCGCGCACGGGGCCGGGCACCCTCGAAAAAGATGCAGCCGAGGCCGAAGGCGTCGGCGTCGTGCGAGGCCCAATCGTGCTCGGGGCCGAGGTCGATGCCGCGCTTATCGTCCTTGTGGGCGTGGTAGGCGCCCAAGGCCTCGCGGCCGGCCTCAGTCGTCGCGGCATTGAACCGCATCGAGGGGAACAGCCGGCGCCCGGCTTCAATCCGCTGCTTGGCCGCGCCCCTGCCTTGGTTCGGGACCACCATCACGTCGAAGTCGGCATCGCGAAAATACTTCTCGGGGCTGGCGTCATAAACCGTGTCCTGCTTCTCGCCGTCGTGCGGCAGGACGATCTGCGCCTTGCTCCAGCCGCGGTCGCGGAGCCATGCGACATGCACGGCGAACGGCTGCCCCTTCGCGGAGTAGTGGTCGAGCCAGCGGATTTCGACGCCGACGAACTGCACGATCCAGAACGAGAAAAGGTCGGCCTTCTGGCCGGTGCCACCGATGTCGGCGACGGCCCGGATCGGCAGCAACGGATCGGCAGCGACGAAGCCGATGCGGCCCTCGCGCTGCGCCTGCGTCAGGCCTGCAGCGTAGTAGGCGCCTTCCACCACCCGAGCGAAGTCGCCATTCCAGATATGGTCGTAGCTGTCAGGGCGCTCTAGCTGATCGCGGGCGCGCTGGCGGTCGAGAATTTCAGGAAACCACGGATTGTCCGTGTAGTTCATTTCCGCGATCTTGAACCGCGTGTCTTTGCTCAGGCGGAAGCGCTTATGCGTCGCGCTGCGCGGGCTCTTCGGATTCCACGTCACCCATAGCTCGCTGTCTTCCTCGCGAAGCGTCGGGATCAGCGTCTGCCAGGCCTCCTCCGAGACGGGCTCGGCTTCGTCCACCCAGCAGAGCAGGATACGAGCCTTCGACTTGATGCTGTCGATGTTCTGATCAAGGCCGGCGAACTTGTAGGCGATGCGCCCGCTCTTGGTCCTGACGTACTTCTCGCCGACCTCGAAGTGCGCCGCGAGCCACGGCTCGGAGGCGATAGCTGCCTTCACCTCGGCGAGCGAGGAATCGTCCAGCGAGTTCATGAACTCACGACCGCAGAGGATGATGCCCTCGCGGCCGGCCATGTCCCACATATACGCGCGAACAGCCGTCATCTTGGCGAAGTTGCGCGTCTTGGCCGAGCCACGACCGCCATGGGCGCCTCGAACGTCGGCCTCGCCCTCGAAAACCGGAATGAGCTTTTCGGGAAGCTCGATCTGCGCGGCGGTCATCGCTTGGGCGCGACCAGCTCAACGCGCGTGACGGTGCTGATCGGCGTCTCGCCGCCCTCCAGCGTGACCTTTTCGCCGTACTTCTTCGGCGCCAGCTTCGATGCCCGCCACTGGTAGGCCATGATCTTCACGCGGTCGGCTTGAGCCGTTTCAGGCGTACAGGCATCGGCGACCTCAAGGATCCTCTCGTCCATCGCGTCACCCTGGATTTCGCGGGCGCGTGCATACCTGGCCGAGAAAGCGTCGTCCTTCGCCAGCCAGTTCAAGACGGTCTGCCGGTTCGGCATCGTCTCGTCCTCGCAGATTTTCCGAAGGCTCTCCCCGTCCGCGATCTTCTCGCAGATGAGGTCCGCGACCTTCTGGCTGTAGATGGATGGTCGGCCGGTGCGATTGCTCTTGCGCTCAACACGCTCGGCGCGGTCGGCGGCGGCCTTCACCTGTTCGGGTGTCATGGCGACCTTGCAGCGATGAGGATCGAAGTGAAGCGGGAGCCAATGCGGCTCTAACCAATGCTTCGCACGCAGGGTGCAACAAGGTGCGAACCGTCTGCGCGATGAGGAAGTGAATCACATTCTCATCCGAAGTTCAAGCCACCTTCCGCAGGGCGGACGCCGGCATGTCGATGGGTCGCTTCGAGCCTAGCAGGTCCATGAGCACCTTGACGCGATCCGCCTCGGCCTTGAGCACCACGCCATGGAGGCCGCTGGCCACGCCCTCGGCGACAGTGACCACATCGCCCCGCGCGAACAGCGTCTCGCCCAGGCCCATATCGAACTCCCCCTGGCGCTGACGCTTCGACAGGGCCGCTAGCAGGTTCGCGCTGGCGGTGATCCGCCCGCCGCCGACGATGCCGGCGACGTGGTCGCAATCCTTGATCGGCTTCCGAGCGCCGGACTGAGGGGCGACGAACAGATAGCGCGGGAACAGGGGTCGGTTGACCTTTGTTCGCGTCCTCAGCCGCGCCGAGCTGATCCAGCATGTCATCTGAGGATACCACGCGAGATACCCCGCCTCGCGCAGCGCCGTGGCCGCCTTTTCCTCGGCGCGCGGCTCCACCATCGCGACGAACCAGACATGGCCCTCTGGCGCTGCCTGCAAGGGCTTCGTGGCGTCGAGCACCTTGAACGGCCGGTCGGCCTTCTTCGGGCGCG